TCTCTCTCTTTATCCAAAGGGAAAGCGCCTGAGCGGAAAGGGAAAGGTCATGACTTGCCGCGCATTGAAACGATTGTGCCTGATGCGGCTGGAACGTATGGGCCGAATGTTGCTGAGTGGTGCAAGCGGATTCTCAAGATTGATTTGATGCCCTGGCAGCGTCACGTACTCAATGGCCAGTTGTCATTTGACAAGGATGGCAAGTTCATCAACCATGTATCGCTCGTGAGTGTCAGCAGACAAAATGGGAAGACAGTCGCGTTGAAGGCGCTCGTGGGCTGGTGGTTGACCGAGTATGCGCTCGATGCTGGGCCACAAACGATTCTGACTACCGCGCACCGACTCGATCTAGCGACTTCGCTGTTTCAGGATTTAGCGCCAACCATTGAAGCCAACTTCGGTGTCAAAGCGGTATGGGCTTACGGCCGCAACAGCCTGACTGTAGGCGAATCGCGTTGGTATGTGAAAGCAGCCCGGCCATCAAGCGGTCACGGTATGTCATGCGATTTGATTGTTGCAGACGAGGTATTCGGTATTGATTCCGAGACACTTGACATCGGATTGCTACCGACGCAACGTGCCAGGGCTAATCCGCTCTGCTCGATGTGGTCAACTGCTGGCACCGAGGATTCAATTGCTATGTTGCGTTGGCGTGAGCAAGGCATACGCGCCATAGACGAGAAAAAACCTAGCGGTCTGTACTTGGCTGAATATTCGCCGCCACCTGATTTAGACCCGATGAGCGCAGCTGCATGGGAGTACGCCAATCCGGCGCTCGGACACACGCTCGATATTCGCACGATTGAGCAGGAAGCCAAAGGCCCTAATCGTGCCGGGTTCCTGCGTTCTAGCGTGAACCTATGGGTGCAAAGCGAACTGTCTTGGCTGCAGCCTGGGCGCTGGGAGTCATTGCATACCGAATCGCGGCCAGTACCAGGCGGAGTGTTGGCGTGCGAAGTCTCGATCGACGATGGGAGATACGTGGCGGTCAGAGTGAACGCAAATACTGCTGGGATTCTGACTGCGACTGTCGGATTCATGTGCGAAACCGTGACACAGGTATGGGATAACGTGCGTCAACAGTTGCGTGACAATCCAGGGCTCACGCTGGCGATAACGCCAACGCTTGACACCAACTGTCCGACCGATCTACAACGCAAGCGCATCATTGTCGGCTATCAGGAAATTGGCCGCTTTACGCAACTTGTTCGGCAACTAATCAACGAGGGCCGCGTCAATCACACTGGTGAAACGATGCTGGCTGAACATATCGGCCGCGCGGTAGCAGTCAAGACACCTAGCGGCCTTGCGTTGTCATCCACGAAATCGAGTGGCCCGATTGAGTTGGCTCGGTGTCTCGTGTGGGCTGTTGGCTTGATGAGCAGACCGCGACCGATGGTGAACAGACCACAGATTGCATCGAGCGCCTAGACTGACTGCACGATGGCTATCTTTTCGCTAAAGCGCGCTACCCCCAACACCCCTAACGCCCAGGTGGGTGCTGCTGGCGCTGCTGGCAACCCATTCGTCGGCAACTTCATGACCTACACGGCCGGATTCGACCGTCAGGCCGCCATCCAGATTCCAACCATCAGCCGTTCACGCGATCTCATCTGCGGAATGATCGGATGCCTACCAATTCGCCAATACTCAAAACAGTGGATGGATGACGAGTACGAAGACATTGAAATGCCTGATGACACCTGGTTTCATCAGCCAGACCCGAACGTGACCCGATCATTCATCATGTCATGGACAGTTGATGACCTGATTTTCTACGGCCGCGCATTCTGGGTAATCACCAGCCGATTCGGCAACGGATTCCCAGCCACGTTCACTTGGATTCCGGCAGCCGATGTGCAGACACGTGACCAAGGCGGCCCACTGTGGTTCGGCCCCAGCAAAGAGGTCTACTTCAATGGCAACAAATTGATTCCAAATGACGTGGTGCAGTTCATTAGCCCGATTCAAGGCCTGTTGTCGAGCGGTGCCAGGGCGATTCGCACCAACTTGAATCTTGATACGAGCGCTGAGCGTTTTGCGCGTAACCAGACACCAGCAGGCGTATTGAAGCAGACCGAAGGTGAGCCGTTGAGCGCTGAGGAATTGAGCGAACTTGCTGCAGGCTTCGCGAGGGCACGTGAAGGCAATGCGATTGCTGCGTTGAACCAGTACGTCGATTGGAAAGAGTCGTACATGGATCCGAGCAAGTTGCAGCTGACTGAAGCGCGTACGTATCAGGCGCTTGAGATGGCGCGTGTTGCGAATATTCCGCCTTACCTTGTCGGCGCACCGACTGGTTCAGGCATGACGTATCAGAACGCATTGCAAGCGCGTCAAGATTTGTACCTATTCGGTGCCAAACCGTACATTGAGTGCATCGAGCAGACGTTGAGCATGAACAATGTGACACCACGCGGCAGATACATTTACCTAGACGTTGATTACTACCTGGAGGAAGCAAACAATGTGCCGGGGGAGGACAACGCTGCACCTGCCCCGGCACTACCTACAGAGAGTGAGAACGACTAATGCTGAAACTGACAGCCGCTGACACATTTGTAATCGCCGAGGAAGGCGAAACGCCACGCACCATTTCAGGTGTCGCTGTGCCCTGGGATACCGAAGCCACCGTCTCGGATGGCACCCGCGTCAAGTTCGCCAAAGGCAGCCTGCCAACCACCGGCAAAAAGCCAAAACTGTTGAAATACCACGATGACACCAAGCCAGTAGGCGTGGTCACTGGCCGAGTGGACTCAGACAAGGGCATGCTGTTCACGGCCCGAATCAGCGCCACGTCAGAGGGCAACGACATGATCGAATTGATCAAAGATGAAGCCATTGACGCAGTGAGCGTCGGTGTCAACCCCATCGAGTTCAGTTACGACGACCAAGGCACCATGGTCATCACCAAAGGCGACTGGGTGGAGTTATCATTAGTAACAGCACCTGCGTTCCGCGGTGCTACGATTACAGAGGTTGCAGCGACCGAAGCCAAGACCACAGAGGAGCTACAACCAATGACCGACAAGATCGAGACTGCCGCAGCAGTCGCTGAAGTTCCAGCCGCTGCACCTGTCGCCCCTGTGTGGGCCGAGGCCAAGCGCGAGTTCAAGATGCCATCAGCCGCTGAGTACGTCAGCAAGGTGCTGCGTGGCGGTGCAGAGGCACAGCAGTTCTTTGCCAACATCAAGGCCGCTGCGCCCGATGTGGTCACGACCGACACGCCCGGCATTCTCCCTGAGCCGATCGTCGGCCCGGTGTACAACAACTTCCGAGGCTTGCGCCCGGTCGTTGATGCAATCGGTGTCAAGGCCATGCCAGCAGGCGGCAAGGTGTTCCGTCGCCCAGAAGTGACGACCCACACCACAATTGGTTTGAGCAACGGCGAAAACGCCAACCTCGACCAGGGCACGTTCGTTGTCTCGAACAACAACGTCACCAAGAATGTGTACGGCGGCTACGTTCGCCTGTCCGAGGAGGACATGGACTGGACAGAGCCCGAAGTGTTGGGCTTGCTGCTCGATGACATGGCTCGCATTTACGCAAACCAGACCGATGACGTTGCAGCCGACGCACTGTTGGCTGGTGTAACGCAAACTGAACCGATCACCAGCCGCACTGTGCCGGGTGACTGGGTGAGCGCGATTTACAACGCTGCCAGCACGATTCTGACCAACAGCAACGGCAACCTGCCAACCCACTTGTTCTTGTCGCCCAACAACTGGGCATTCTTGGGCAAATTGGTTGACGATGCAGATCGCCCATTGTTCCCGAACATCGGCCCGATGAACGCATTTGGCGCAGTGTCACCAGGCTCAATGGTTGGCAACGCATTCGGCCTGCAGGTCGTCGTTGACCGCAACTTTGCGGCCGACACGGCAATCGTCGGACACCCGGATGGCTTCGAAATCTTTGAGCAACAGAAGGGCGCAATCCAAGTTGAGGCCGCTGACGGCTCACTGTCGCGTTACATCAAGTTCAGGGGCTACTTCGCCACTTTGATGATTGACGCAACGAAGTTCGTCAGTCTCATCTGATCTAGTTCGCATCCTCCAGGCGACTAACTATGGCCACGCTGACTGTCACCCATAAACAGGTGACCGAAGGCGTGGCCGTAGTTCAGATACTCGAACCCATCAACTTCGAAATAGGTCAAAGCGTCACGCTCAGCAACATGGGTGCGCCATTCAACGGCACCCACAAGATTCTGGCGTTGCCGGAGTACTACCTAACTGGTGTCAGCGACGAAGGCGATTACCAATACGACTTCGGCCGCATCATCACCAACCAGGTGTTATTTGCGCTCAGCACAGACGACCTAGAGCGTCAGGCCGTTACGGCAGGCAACGCCACCTATTCAATTACTTGCACGTGGATTGCCCTGGACGATCTTGAGGATTATTTGGGCTACACATTCACCAACCCCAGCGCCGACCTGGACATTGCCACGATGGCTGTAGGTGCAGCCAACGCATTTGCCTACCGTCGCAGGCAAGAATCCGGCTACTTTGATAGCGCCAGCACAGTGCCCGGCCTTGATGTCAAACTAGGCACCGTGCAATACGCAGCCATTCTGTACCGCGAAAAAGGCAGCGTTGAAGCCCTGGCATCGTTTGACCCACTGGCTACCGGTGGCTCGGTGGCAGGCAACTTTGGGCAAATAATGCGCTTGCTGGGTGTCAATAAACCGCAGGTGGCCTGATGCCTGGCATGTTCGCTGAGGGCTACGGCCTGCTGGTCACCAAGTTGCAGACCATCACTGGCTTGCGCGTATTCGATGACCCACGCACACTGAATCCACCATGCGCGCTGGTCGAGGCACCCAGCATTGTGATGCACACAAACGTGGAAGCCGAAATGGAATACCGCGTGGTGCTAATCGCCCAGGGCGCTGGCGATAAACGAACGATGGACACGCTGCTTGATTTGGCTGACCTGATTAGAGGCGCAAAGATTGGCCTGCTCACGGCCCGGCCAACCACAATCAGTTACGGCGGCCTCGACTATGCCGCGTATGAACTGACAATCAACACCAAAGTAGTGCCATAGGGCTACTAGACTGCCAACAGGCTTGCAGCGAGCCTCCATCAAAAGGAGTTTCGCTACATG